CTGTGGTGGAGGCTGTAGTTGCACTAGGGTTAGCAATCCAGGCAGGAACACCAGAGGATACAGCCATAATTTGTGCCTCTGTTCCAATAGGAAGTCTGGCGGTTGTAGAGCTACCATTTCGGTAAGCAAGATCACCTATTGCATCTGAACCAAAGTTAATCTGTGGTGAGGTGAGTGTTTTGTTTGTAAGTGTTTCTGTTCCTGTTTTTGATACAGCCTTATCACCTCCTGTTACACCAGAGAGTTTATAGTCATGTGAGGTAGTAACGGCAGAACCGTCCATGCCCACCTTGTCCTGCAAAGCTCCGATAGTGTCATTAGCTGTTGTGTGCTGGTAATCGTGGTCAAGCTCCGCATTTGTGTTCTCTAGTAAGTCTGTACTAGTAGGGTTAGGGATTGTTTGTTTTGTGGTTGGGTAATTTGTACTCATGTTAATTTTTTACTGGTTGTGTCCAGTTGCTACTTAGTTTTCCTGAATAATTGGCAAATTCTTCATTATATGTCTTACTTGCTCCGTTATATGTGAAGCCTAACTGCGAAGCGTACTTTTTAATGTTTGTCCAAATGCTCATACTAATAAGGGTTTACTGGTGCGCTAGTAATTTGCTTTAATACATCCTGTTCTCGGTAAGAATAGAACTCAGTGATTGCTCCACTGTCGTTTCCTCCCTCTAGGGTTGTACCTTCGTAGAAGCGCAAATCTCTTTTTAGTATTTCAGTGTTTGCCAGTCCCTTTGCCTTTGCAAAGACATAAGAACAGAATAATCCAACATAAGGATGCAGGTGTGCTGCAAAACCTGGCTCTTTGATTGTGTCGGCAGCAGTGAAGTAGTCCATTTTCCTTTGGAAGTAAGCACGCAAACCGCCAGCAGGTGTGTCAGTAGGAGCGATTGAGTAGTTAGGTGATGGATATAGAAGGATACTTTCCCCCATTTTGTCGTAATAAACGGGGATATTGTCGTCCGTCTGAAAGTCAGATAGTGCTATATCGAGGTCGTAGTTATCAATAGGGATAAGTTTCTTCCAGTTACCTAGAGAATCGCTGCACTCAATGTCTTTTATAACTAGGTATTCTTCATCAAATGAATAGTCTTGCTGTCCTGAGACAAGCGAGGTTGTCCCGATAGGCAGGTCGGTCTTGTTTGTTCCGTCAAATTGCCACTTTCCGTCTGCACCAAGAATAAGTGATACAGCTCGGTCAAGAGCCTTGTTTGCATTTCTTACAATGTCAGCAATAGGGTAAGAGTTTGTGTTAGAGCTAGTGTCAAAATAAATGTCTTGAACTATCCCTTGTTCTGTTAATTCATCATTGAATACCATAGCGTTAGCGTTAATTTGCTAATCCCTACCCCTATAAGGGGGCAGAGTTAGGAAACTAGTCTGGTACGATCGCGGTTGCGACTGCGCCAATAGCTGTAAATCCTTGTCCCATCCAACCGATAGTATTATCGATCTTAGTGAAACGGTGGATCTGTGTAGCTGCTAGAATATATTCTTTAGTTCCGTCACAGTTCTCTGAGTTGATCTCCTCGTCAGAGTCTGCTGGGGTTCTAACCTCACAACCTACTGCACCTGCAACGATTGTTACAATGTGACCAGTTGGAACGCTCGCTAGTGAAGGCAAGACGATAAAGTCTGTTGCTCCATTTACGTTTGCTGCCAATCTGATTGAGGTTGCTCCAGGAGCGATCATGTTCAATGAGCTTTCTGAGTCATCAGGAGTCATTGTTGCTGAGTTCACCCGTAGAGAGTTGAATGTTGGGTTTACGCCTTGTGATAGTGCCATAATTTTATCTAGTTAATTTAATAATAATAACCAGTTAGATTTAGGCTACAAGGATATCGAAAAGTACAGGAACCATCTTAGTCCACGCTTTGTACTTGTTGTCGACACGAGTCTCTAGTCCAACACCTGAAATCTGTGCTCCAGATACAACTGGGTTCTGGATAGTCTTCACGCGTCCATAAGTTGACTTAACAACTCCGACATTGAAAGCTTTCTTTACACCTCCGAATAGGTGACCGGCAGCGTGCTTGCTTGAGCTGTAGTGTTCTACTCCTAGGTATTTAAAGCCTTGCTTGATACCGTTCTTTAGAGCGTCGTCAGCAGTATTGAATCCTTCTGATGATGCAAGAATTTCCACTAGTTCAAAGTCAGCTTCGCGCCATACCATGAACATTCCGTTTCGTCCTGATAGGTCTCCACCTCCGGCTGTTCGGATAGCGGTTTTCATAGCTGCAACGATATTCTTCACGTTGGTGATGGCAACAGTAATGTTTCCAGCAGCACCTCCGATTGAAGAGTTGTCAAAGTTCGTCCATTGTGCGTGTTCGGCAAGCATTTGGGTTTCCATCTTTTCGTTAAGCATGGTCGCCATGTTGTCTCCAATTTCCATGAAGTCAGAGAAAGTCTTCTGTGCCAGGTCAGCATCATCAATGTGCTGTGCTGAACCAAAGTAATCACTGATGGTTACTGAGTCGTCAACGGTCGCAACAGCAACAGAGGTGTAACCTGTTCCTCTTGTTCCTGTGTAAACAGTAGAGTCAGTAAGGTAAGGGTTTTTTAGAATACCAGTGTTGGTATATTTTACGAGACATACTTCTTTCCAAACAGTGGGAGCTGATAGTCGCTCCTGCAATTTGGTTTCAATCTCAATTGTAGGGATGATAGCCATTTTGTTAGATAATTATTTGGGTAATTATCAGATGGCTTGGTTAGGTTAAGAGTTGTAGAACACTCCAGTCGACTTGTCTTTTTGGAGTTTGGCATTTACCACCTTTGCTCGCATTTCTTTTGGCACTTCCTCGATAGGTTTTGCCATCCAGTAATCCACGCTGTCGGTAGCAGCTCCACCAGATCGCTTTCCGGCTATAGTAGCCTCGGCGGTCTGATTTAATGAGCGAAATTCGTCTAATCTAGCTTTGAAGTATGAGTTTTCTAGTAGGGTGTCAATATCTTGCCCTGACTCTGTCAATTCGGCTTGAAAGAATTCTAGCTCTTTACCTCCCTTGACACCATTGGCAGCAAGAAAGGCTTTTTCACCATAATCAAATCCATCTGATTTTGTTTTCTGAGTAGGTTTGGATTGCTTCTTATTCTTCAACCTAGCAAGGATTGCTTTTGATTTAAGAGCTTCTGCTTTCCAGTCTGTTGTATCAACTTCGGCTTCTTCTACCTCTTCGGTAGTTTCTTCCTGGGTCTCTACTTCTTGATCTTTATTTTCTTCCTGTTCCAAGTCAGGAGTATGTTCATCGTTTTGCATAGTGATGTTCTAGGGTTATGCCATTTTTACAAAGTTAGGCTTCTTGTGATAAATAAATTATAACACATCTTTTAATAAATAGTGTCAACTATTCGTAGTAGAGTGTTACGTCAAGTGCTGTTCCTGCGATTGTTGCGTATAGACCTCGTGTGAAGTTTGAACCTCCTAGACCGTGATACCCGATAGCTGGGGTGATTGTGTTGTTCATTAGAACGTTCACATCGACACCTCCTGCTAGTGCTACTGCGCCCCAAGCTGCATCTGCTGCTGTCTCGGTTGTGCCAATAGCGTTAGCTGCTGTGCCTATAACAATAGCCTCTACGGTCTGGGCTGTGTCTGTGTTAGTGGTTGCCGTTACCTGTGAGTGCGCTTCTGTCCCAAAGCTATAGTTAGTCCCTGCGCCTGCTCCTGCGTTGATAGCTAATTTTAGGTTGTCCAATGACACAGCCAGAGTGCCTATCAAAACTTCGTTCTTTATATTGTTTGTAAGAGCGTTAACAAATGTGTAGGTTTCTACCCCTACTGTTACAGTCTCCCCGTCAGTCAAAACGTCTGTACCAGTTAAAACTTGTGTAGCTAGTACACCAGCACTAGCTGTTCCACTGTCCCCATCGTTGAATTTAATCGTTCCTGCGTTTGTTGAGTTTACATACATTCCTTTCAAAACACCGTAACCAGTCTTGACTAGTCCGCTTGCTGTTAGGTTGCTATATTTGCTTGTGTTCATATTTATATTGCTTTGTTAACTTCTACTGATTTCACTTCTTTCTCTGTCTTGAATTCGGATAGTTTTTTGAATCCCTCCTCAAGAGCATTTACACCTTCAAACCAGGCCTTGATATTCAGACCGAGCTTCTGGTTGTCTATATTAGCTGCCACAAGGGCAAATGCTCTATTCTTGTATGGGTTATGGCTTTCTCCTGGCTTCATTACACCGTGAGAATAAATGCTACTAAGCAATACCTTGCGCAGTGCTTCGAGTGCCACCTCATCGGCTACGATTGCTTCTACCTTTGCCACCTCTAGTTCATTTAAGAAATCTTGTTTGTTCATATTATTGTTGTGGTGCTGCTGCTGGTTGAGCAGGAGCGTTTGTTATCTGACTAAAATCAATGGGTGATAGCCCAGAGTTTTCTAATAATTGATTGAACACATTACCAACACCAGGGATTTGACTAAACGCTTGTGGGTTAGCTATGACCTCCCTAAGTATCTTGGTAAGTTTATCAGCATTCTGGGCCATATACTTTTGCTTGCCTTTAATGTTGACCATTACCGATACTGGTATGTCTTGTAGTTCACCCTTGAGAGTTTCAAAGAACTTGCGCTTGTTTGACCGCATAAAGGCTTCCCTGTGAAAGGCTACAAGCTGTTCTTTCTGGTCTTGGGTGACAATAGTACCTCCGAGGATAGCCTCATTTACTCGCTTCTCTGCTCGGTTGGTTGAAATTTGATCTGCAACCTCCTGCATTTCTTCAAGTGACAATTCTTCTGAGAACTTTTTAACTGTGTTGATATCCTTGATTATATGCTTTAGGAACAAATCAGGGTAAAGAACATCAGCAAAGAATGTAGCAATTTTGCCTTGTCGGTATTCGTGAATACCTTGCCCTTGCTGTACTACCAAGTCTTGCAATGCAAATGGTGTACCTGATACTGGGCTATTTCCTAGCTGTGCGTCACTAGCTGAGCCGATGGTTCGGGCTGATTGTGCTTGCTTGTCTTGGTATTGCTGGAACGCTGTAAGGTTCTGCACGTTACCGTCAATCCTAGTAATAGGCTTACCTGTTTCGTGAGAAAGAACAGTATTTGTCTTTAAGTTAGATAGCTTCTGGTTCTTGTATTCGTCACTGTCTGTTTGGAATAGAGTTACCGCACCGTCAAGTAGTTCTTTGAGCTTGATTGCTCCATAGTTGTTCCATACTTGGGGTTCAAATAGAGTTTCCACGATAGAACGTCCAGCAGCACGCCCTTTGGAGCGTACACCGTCTATCTTTAGTACCTTGAATACATCATTGAGAGGCTTATCTTTACCTTGATACAGGATAATACCGTTTTTCTGTCCTTCCTGGTTCTCGTAGAAGCAAACCATAAACATCTGGTCTGTGTATTCAAAAGGTTTTCCACCTTTTTTTGACCAGCTTGCAGGTAATCGTCCACGTAGTTCAAACACTTCAACATATTTGCCGGGTGTCTTTGCTGTTTTATCGTCTGCTATCTTAACCCTCTTTTCCTCTAGGGATAGTACGATTGCACGGTCAATCATTTCATCGTCCCATTTGCCTTTCATTCCGGCTAGTTCTGCGATTGTGAAGTCGTGCTTGATACAGATAGGCCCAGAGAGTACGTCTGTCTGGTCTGCAAATGCCAGGGTAGTAAGGTCTACCACCTCCGGGCGTACTTTGTTCAAGCCCTTTACGATTACAAGGTCGGTGATAATCGAGGTTTCCACTACTTCGTCAATAAGGGTGTCTATTTCGTTCTTTCTAGCCCACTGTGGGTGCAACTTCTTAACAACAAAAGACTTGTAATGTTCCTTTGCTTTGTTTACATAAGGGACAATGTCTTTTACGTCAAAGCCTTCTGAGCGAAAGGCCACGTTGATAATAGGTGTGACCAAATCATCATAAGGTCGTAGCCCGTCATTATTACCGCTATGGTACCAGGCGTTTGCCACGTTGGTACAGCGTTGGATATGTTCGTACAAGCTCCAATCTTTGGAGTTCGTTAGCGGTATCCTTTCCGTTTTGAATTTGTTTGCCTCACTTGTTATGTAAGCAAAGACATCCTGGTCATCCATATTAGTCTAGGAGTAAGTTGATAATAAATACTTTGCGAAAATCGTCATTGTTGAAAAGTCGCTTTCCCCTTATGAGGTTTAGCCGTCTTTCTACTGTGTCAGCATTAGGCATCCCAATCCTCTTAACCTGAACATACATTTCAGTAAGCAAAACATCTGGCTTTATATCCATGATTGCTTGCTCTACGTCATTTGTTCTTTTTTCAAAGGTCTGTCCGTTTAGGAAGAAGGTCACCTTGTATTTCTTGGTGCGTGTTGTTGTCGCCATATAGGGCATTGTATCATATAAAAAACACTTTACGGAAAGTGTCAAGCTAGATGGCTCTGTTCACTTCTTTATCATCGTGGAGTTGATACGTTGGTAGTTTCTTTGGCTTTGCGCGGTCTTTCATCTGCCACGCAATCGCACAGGCTGTTAAACTGTCAAAGTGCCTAGTAGTCAAACGTGCATCAATATCCCTGTCGATGATGTTGTTTCTGGTATAGCTCTTGGCCTCCTGAATAAGTCCTTTATCATTCAAACTAATCAGTCCGTCTTCTACCGCTTCACGCAGTCCAGAAAACATCTGTGTCTTTGTTAGGCTGTTTGTATTCCAGCCATATTGTGTAGGCATCTTATAACCCGTAGTAGTAGTCTTGCCGGTGGCCGACATATACAGCTTTGCTCCTAATTGCTTGGCTTTGAGTATAGCCTGGTCGTATTTGTTGTTCTCAATAGCAATTAAGCATCCACCATATCTATTACCTTGTGAATATACCTCGTCACCGAAGGCTTCTGGTGCAATAGTATTGCTTGCAAAGGTGGCTACTACTTGTGCTGGTACGGTAGAGAAATCAATAAAGACCGAGGCTGAACTGTCCAGCTCTACACCTCCTGCTACATCATGTCCTCCAGCATAAGCATGTCCTGCTTTATATTCTTTAAACATCTTAAACCCTGCGATTTCTTTCACTGGTTGCAATACTGGCATGCTTTCAAGCTGCGCACGGTCAAAGTAAATATCTTTTGATGCATTAGGTTGGCAGTTATGCACGACAAATCCACTAGTGACGTAGCTGTGATCTTCTTCTACTTCAATATTATAAACTACACCCTTGTATTGCGACGGTTCTATTTTAGATATTTTATATTCTTTCATGAGGCTTTTCTGTTATAGCTCTTTTAATAGGCCAACCTCTTTTTAGTCTTTTTGAAACTAAGCCACTTCTCCCTCCGAGTCTTTTGTCTATCTCATTTATACAAACTCCGTCTATTTTACGGTTATTGCGTTTGTTTTGGCATTGCTCGCTAACGGTTGACCATTTAACATTTGATGGTTCATAATTTCCGTCGTTGTCTATCCTGTCTATTGTCGTATTTTTGGGAGCGTCTCCAACAACTTTATAAAAAGCCATGAAGTCACCTTCCCACTCATCACAAACCCTTATTCCTCTACCCCCGTAATCTTTATACTGTTTCCTGTTTTTATTAGAACACCTTGCTTTCATATCTTGCCATGTTTTATAAACCTTTGTGTATCTCTTGCCATGTTTCGTGTTTCTTTCTATCGTCTTCTTTCTCCCAATACAACCACAGGAGCTGCTAACCCCAGATTTTAGATTCTTTATTATTACATCACGCAATGTCCCGCAATCACATATGCATTTTAGATAGACACGATTTTCTTTGTGTATCTTTTCCTCGCCCAAAACTAACCAAGAGTTGTATTTCATTATTAAAGTTTACCATGGCGGACTGAATTGACGAAGTCGCCAACCACCAATTCCCCCGCTGGAATCCACTCACTTCCAACCAAAACAGGATGATTCTTTGTTATCGTTACCACCTCATCACCAACTGTTATATCCAACAGGTCTTCCCCTTCGCTTTTCATTACTTGTAAAATCTTTTGTTCTCTGCCTAGATGAGTTTGGACCATATCCCCAACTTCTAGTGAAGATATTTCTTTCCAGCCCTTTTTTGTAAGAATCAATGTGTTTGGTTTTAAGCACATCCTTTCCCCTTCAAAGTCATCGTCTGCCTTTCTCATGGCTTCTATGTCCTCTGGGGTATACCGTTCCCAAGTAGACACTCCATTTTTCATAAT